TTCATTTCCACTCATATCAGTTCTCGATACAAGCTGGTTTAATTTTTCAATCTCTGTTACTTTCATTTGTTCTTGTTTATTAAGTTCTGTTATTAAATTTCGCAACTACGGTTACACGCATACGTTACCTGCAAGTGCTACATTTGTGCTTCTAATCAACATTTTCTTTAGAAAAATTATTAAAAATTTCCTCCCCTTTTAAAGAAGAAAAAATATGAGCGATTACATCTACTGTCCACCCATTACCCAACATGTGGTATCTCCAAAACTTAGGAACTCCCATAGTGTAATCTACTGGTACTGTCTGTATTTTTTCACACTCATTAGGTGTTAAAAACCTCCATTTATCTCTGTTGTCTTTGCCTATTTTATTACAATCTTCTTCTTTAGGCTTATTAGATGTTATTGATTTCATAAAGTTATAATCTGTAAAAACTATTTGCCTACTACCTCTATGTAAATATCTTTTTAAGTTCGACCCTTTGCCGTAATTTGCATCTATACAGTAACTTTTTTCTTTTTCGCTAAACGCCTCGTCTAAAATATTATTTAACAAGATTCCTTTATCTTTAGGGTTTTCAACTCCGGGTATATTTGTCCAATATATTCTTTTTCTAAGCCCAGCACTCATTAACTTACTATTAATCTCTATTGGCTCAACTTTTAATAATTTGGTAATAACTTCCTGCCACTCTTTTTTCATACCAACATTTTCAAGTAAAAAATATTTTGGGTTAAGTTCTTTCAATAGCCTTACGTATTCAAAAAATAACTTACTTCTTGGGTCTTCAAAATTCAATTGCTTACCTGCCGTACTAAATCCCTGACAAGGGCTTCCACCTATTAATAAATCAATATTAGTGTTAATCATTTCTTTAGTAACAAATTCAACACTTCCTAATTGTATTGTGTTTGGGTAATTTTTTTGTGTTATATCAATAGAGTATTTATCAATCTCACTTGCAAAGTAATTTTCGTACTCAATTCCTGCTCTGTTCAAAGCTATTTGTCCGCATGACATACCATCAAACAATGATAATACGTTTATTTTTTCTTTACCTACGCTCATTTTTAATAATTTTTTGTTTTGTTTTTCAATTTAAGTTTGTCGCTAATTAACCGCACCAGCAGGTAACACGTGCTATAATCAAGTTTTGTGAAAACCAAAACCAGCTCATAGCACCTACCGTTACCTGCAAGTGCTACATTTGTGCTTCTAATCAACATTTTCTTTAGAAAAATTATTAAAAATTGATTTTCTTTTGTTCACTTTAATAGGCTGTGCATCTAAATAAGCACGTAATTTCTCTAAGTCCTCTTTTTTAAATATAGTACTATCCCATTCGCCATATCTACTTTTATAACCAAAAGCATATTTAAGTCCTACCCATAGTCTTTCAAGGAAGTTTTTATAAGTTGTTAAATGTGGCTCACAATATAAGCTCTCATCTTCTTCGTCATACCAAAAAATTACTTGGTGTTCGAGCGAGTGGCATTCGCATATCATTATTTGTCGTTCCATAATTCGTAAATTTTAAATTTCATATACATTCCGTTATCTACAAGTGATTTCATACCGCTAATTTACAAAGTTCTTTTGAAATGTGCAAGTGTAAAGTTTTGTTTTTGCATTACAGCTTTATAGATACTGTCCTCTATTCCACCTTTTGCGAAGACCCAATACACATCACTTGTTAATCTTTCTTTTGTAGTCATTCTATCTCTACTCTGCCAATAACTCGTGGCACTAAAGTCTATGTTATAATATATCAAAGCTACAGCGTTCCTCAAGCTTATCCCCTCTCTGCCCGAGACAATCTGCAATGCTATGGTCTTCTTTGTATTGTTAAACTCTTCTAGCTCAGTGCATAGGCTATCCCCGTACACCTGCTTGAGAGCGTTAAGTTCTTCTTTGAATTTGTAAAATATCCCAATCTTTACGAGTGAGAAGTTGTCATAGATAAACTGAGCCTTAGACAAGTCAATGATAGCCGAGTTCCCTGACTCAAACTTAACTGTCCCTGAGTATATCTGATGTAACTTCGTCATTAGCTTTACGCTTGTGTCTGCTAAGATAACCTCATTTTGCCCTTCTACAACTAAATCCTTCTTTAATTTATCCGCAATAGCGTATGTCATTTGAGACATCTCTACATATAGCTTATGTTCTTTGGTATCTACTTTGAACCCTGCCTCTGCCTGAGAGAAGTTAATCGTGTATGGTTTCATTGCATCTATGATACTTTGTCTGCCACCTGAATAGTCTTTAATGTTAAAGCCATTTATCTTACGCTCAGTCACATCCACGTGCTTGTCGCAGAACCTATAGAAGTTCTTGAACTCAGAGAACGGATTGCCTTTGATGCCATATACCTGATGATACATCTGAGAAAATGACTCAGGAGTAGGAGTTCCAGATAGCAGTATAACTTTACTGCCGTACTTCAACAGCAGAGCCTTCACTTGTTTAGCCCGAAGGCTAGGCTTGGCTATCGCACCCATACTATGAGCTTCATCTAATATCACTACATCCCATTTCGTAGCTTCAATCTTATGAAGACTTTCGTAGTTGACTATAGTTATATTATAGTCAAACCCGAAGTTGCTATAATCGCCTTGTATGCTAGATATAGCTTTCTTCTTTGTAACGAACAAGACTTCTTTTGCTTCGACTAGACCACAAGCAGCTAGAGCTGTCAAAGTCTTACCTAAACGTACTTCGAGTGCAAGATAGCAAAAGCCGTACTTTACAAGTTTCTGGTGGCATTCTTTCGAAATACGCTCTTGATAGTCTCTAAGTTTCATATCTTATCTATCAATCCTAATTCTATGTACTCTGTTCCTAAAGTAGTTGTATACTCTTCTCATATATGTTTTATTACTTCATATTTTTTTGAGAGCGACTCAACGAACTCATCAATAGCAACAGGGTTTTTGCCTGACATGTATGCGTCCCATTCTCTATCCCATCCTCTAAAATCTTCCAATATTCTGTAAATACTTTCTTTATTATTCATCTTATTTCTTTATTAAGTTTTATTTCTTTCACTTTCCACAGATGTCTGTCTATGTGCAATATCTTGTTCCTATTCAGCAGTATGCCTAGTAGAGATTCTTTTTGGTGCAGGTCGCCATAAACCTCAGCAGTAATGGTCATCTTGCCTTTAGTCGCTGTTACTTGAATAAGTCCTTTCATATCTTTATCTTTCATATTTTTATTAATTCTAACATCCAATATACACCATACGCTTGAAGCGTACAAGGTGCATATTCGGGCGTTATTTTGTCAATTTCAATGTGTGGTTTACTTATTACGCTTCAAATCCTATACTCACGTTATATACAAGCACTACTTTTGGAGTTCTAATAAATAATCTGCGTGACAAGGAGCAGAAAGCGAACAAAAGCAAGCAAGGTTTTTACCCTTCAATTCGTTTAAGTCTAATTTCTTTAATCCTATTTGCCCGTCAACCCAACCGCTATAACGTTCAACGGCTTTTTCTGATGCACCTTCTTTTTCTGTATATAATATACCCCAGTAATTGCCGTCCTTATCTTTTACACGCCAATAACCATCCTCAAATAAAACCTTGAATGGATTGCCCCATTTAGTACCTCTATTCACACATTTAGTGTTTTCAGTCAGCTTAAATCCTTTTGTTCTCTTTCTCTGTACTCTATTCATAATATTGTGTTTTAATTAATCGCACTATTCATATACTAGTCGTTAATGACGCTCTATTAAGTACCATCTGCCACTACCATCTCTGCCCGTATTCAATTCTTTACCTGTAGTGTACACGACATAGGACTCAATCCACTTGTTGAACTTATTCCTAGACACCGTAGACTTGTGCTTGCTCTTGCCGTAATACTCTTCTATGAAGTTATTGTAAGCTATATTAAAATGAACCACCTTGCCTTCTTGCAGTAAGAACTGCACATCTCCAGATAATAGTCCAGCCCATTCTATAAAATTCCTCGATGTCTTTTCTTGCAACTTCTTCATTTTCTTATTCACAAAGTCAGACTCAATTAATCCCGTCTTCATATATGTTCTTAGGCAACCCACCATATACATATCAAATTGGCAATACTGCTCAACGTCCCACTCCTCAAAGAAATGTCTGCCGAACTCATCGTAAGGTGTATTATCTTTGGTGTAGCATTTATGCAGCTCAATCTCCCACTTCCGCCTAGCGAATGAATTACCCGACCCTTCAATGGCATAGTTAGTTGTGATACTAACCTTTGGTGAATTCTTAAATGGTATTTTAATTGCATCTTTGTTTTTCTTCTCTAGCGTTAGACCTTCTGTGATAACACTGAACAGTCGCTCGAAGTCGAAGTGCTTCTTAACGTCATCAAAACATAGTATCTGAGTGTCCGCTGACACCGTTTGATACGGGAATGATTTCTCAAAGTTAAATGATTTCCCGTCAATAACAACTAATTTTTTCATTTGTGACAATGCATTCATAAATAATCCCTTACCAGTTCCACCTTCAGGGTCATCAGATATCTCCTCATCTCCGAGTATAATCGCAGGGCAATAAGATAAGTTCTTGTAGCCATGCATCATATACCCTATAGTGGATTCCATCGTGCCTATACGACCATCATCATTATTGCATATATTCCCTATGAATGTTTTAAAGTCGCAATTTGTGACCTCGCACATAGAGAAATTCCTTTGGATTACGTGCTCTCGCCATACGTACCCATCTAATTCTAAGTAGTCTATAGGCTCTATATTTCCTACGGTTATCTTAATTGCACAATTCTCATAGTACAGATAAGATACATCTTTTGTGTCAATCACGAAGTATATGTCTACAGTAGATAACAAAGTCAAGTAAGCCTCCTTAAACATAGATACTCTCTCAGCGAAGTAGTTATAAATAGACAAGTCATCTAGACCAAGTAAATATTCTAGAACAAAATCTTTAATCTCTTGCTCTGACGAGTTGTCGATTAGGTTATTCATAATCCTAACAAACACGTAGTTAGTGCCACTCTCAGGGCAGAACTTATGGAAACCACTATCCTCTAGGAATGTTTTAAATAAAACAGGCACTACTCTTACAACGCCTTTGTCACTCTTAGTCCAAAATTGCGGGTTATTGCTTTCTTGGCTTAGCCGAGAGAGCACGGAGTCTATAGCTTCAACGCTAAGACTACCCGTGCTTATATCTTTAATTATCTCATTCCGTGAAGAACCATTTCTAACTTTAACTTTTATCTCATTAAGTTTAGATTCATCTTCATAGAACTTTGTGTTGAACTTATCAGTATTACTATATGCTGAATTAACTGTCTGCTGTATCTCATTGGTATCAAACCCAGAGGATTGATATCCATTTAAGATATAAGACGCAGTGCCTTTTTGAATACCATACTCATTGAGAGCCATTGATAAGATATATGCGTTTTGGTTACGTGTACCTTCACTCATAGGATATTTTCTCTCCCACCATTTCACTAAGATATCTATTATCTTACTCTCGTCTGTGATAGGGATAGACATATAGTCAGAGTTACGTATAACCTCTACGTAGTCATTCTCTTTTAGTTTGTCCCACAATACAGACTCTTCGTTGATGTATATCAACTTGTCATAAGACTCATAGCACACTCTAGATATATTCTTTGATGTGGTATCGAAGTATGGAGAGTCGAAGTAATCCTCTAGTGCATTGAAGTACCCAACGTGGTCATCTATAACTGCAGGTATCTTGACGATAGCCTTAAGCCCTTTACCCGAAGGCGATACAAACACAGAGTATACGTACTTGTCTTTAGATAGCTTAGCCTTATCAGCCTGCATATCTTTGGTCTTCTCATAGTTGTCGAAGTCCAAGCAGATAAAACCACTATGGGACACTATGCCATTATCCAATCTCTTATTGAACTCACCGCTGAAGCATAAAGCAGGGAGGAGTTTCTTCAACTCATTCCGCTTGCCCTTATCCTTCTCAGCTCTGATGCTCTTGATAAGGTCTCTACTCTTGCCGTCCTTGATTCTATCTAAGACAACGTGCATAGGCTTATGGAACGGAGTCTCAGTAGACCTAATGTTCTTAAATATTGTTACGTTATTCATACATTCCTAAGTCTTCATCATCTTTAATAATTTCTCTAAGTATATTTTTATTGACTACGTGCTTAATAGCCCCTTTTAAGTCTTCCTTTAATTCTTCAATAGATAATGACTCTATTAATATTTCAGGAAATTCAACAACTCTTCCAATGAATGTATTCTCAGAGGTTTTTCTAGATGTCATCGTAAACATACCTAAATCCCCCATCTCTAAACTTATATATTCTATCATAATTCCTTTAAATGTTGTGTTTATGCTCAAAACGAACATTCTCATGTTGGTTTTGTGCTGTGTTAATGTCTGATTATCAGTGGCTATGCTCATAATGCTCATTTTTACCCTAAATATTTTTTAAAATAAAATAGATATGGTATATATAAAAGTAGTAGTAGTATAGAAGACCTCTAAAAGTAACATTCTTAACACAAATCTACGTAATCCTACAGTACCACTCACTATAGCCCTATGTTAAATGAGCACAAATTAAGGGAGGGTCTGCGTAAACCCTCCCTATAATTGGTTTTAGAATGGAAGGTCATCCTCTACTGGGTCTGGCGTTGCTATTTTAGCTTTGGGCTCGAAGGTATCTAGCTCGCAGTAGTACTTACCACTCTTAGATTGCATCATACTCAGGTTCACCCATCCATTCTTAGAGTGTTTCTCTAGGAACACTACCGCTTCCTCCACTTTGATTGATAGACCGCCTACAACGAAGCCTGGTGCGTTTTCGTTTCGCTTTAAGATAAATCCATCTGCAAATACTTTTTCTGTTTTCTCGTTACTCATTATTATTATTATTAAATTTTATTTCACAGGTTTTAAAGAACTCCTGCAAGTTCATATCTTCAATTGTTTCTCTTTTTGTTTTAAATTTTCAAGTAGTGCATTCGCAGAGTCTAATGACAACCCCACTGCATTTGCTATAGTATGCATCACTGTCTTTGCTTTAGTGCCTAGATTAATCTCGCTATCTCTTGTGAGCATCTTTATGAATGGTCTAGGCGATTCAGGTCTGAATGCCATAAAGTACAACTTCTCTAGCTTAGGGTTCACAGTGAATGCGTGTAAACATTGATGGATATAGTCTAATGGTATATCATCATCGAGTAATATCTCGTAATGTTTCTTACCCCCTAGACATTTTATCTCCACCTGAATAGTCTCATCCTCTGTTAGTCCATCAGGACTCATACCTAACAGTTCGTTCTCCTCGCATTGCAGCCACCCAGTCTCCTTAAACTCTACGCCTAAGTACTCATTAAGGTATTGCCTAGCGATTGGCTCTAGCGTGTTCCCACGCTCCATAGCATCGTTAATAAACCCTTCAGGTACGTGTACGAAGTTTTCGCATCGTTGGTACAATAGGTCTATAAGTAATGTGTCTGACTTAACAAACAGACCCTTAGATAGTGTCCCACCAATACGGCCCCATTTAAGTTGATGCCAAGCCTCTGTCTTCTGTACTATGCTTTTATAGTTTTTCATTTCGCTGCAATTAGTTTATCTAGTGCTGCGATTACATCTGCAGTCATCGTGTACTTAGTTTTCAGTGCGGCTTGTATGCTATCTCTACCTTGTGCTTTGTTAGCCTTGATATACTCCGTAACTCTCTTCCAATTGTCATCGCCTTTCTCTAATGCTGTAAATGCAGGGGCTTTAACGATAGGAGGTGCTGACACCTCATTCTCAGGTAAATCCTCGCCTGCGTAAATGTATAGACCTAGCCCAAACATTGCAAGATTCTTCACAAGGCATCTCATCATTGTCTTGTTAATATCAAACGTAGTAGCTGCATCAACATTCTTCTCTCCATACTTAGTAGTATAAGTGTAGGCTGATTTCTTCATTGACTTGTTAGCCCCATCCATTACAGGTAGCCACATTGGCAATGTCTCTCCATCTATAGTCACAGATGTGTGACACATAAACCCTAGAGCCTCATCGTAGTCGGTATCACCCATTACATAGGTTGCGTCAGGACAAGCCTTCTTTACCTCGCTCCAAGCCCAAGCCCATGATAAGTAAGTTAGATTGTTTTTCTTCTCAACTTTAGAGTTGACATTAATCTCCGACAGTCTCTCGAATGTCGTTTCCGTTTTAGTTGTTTTTGTTGTTGTCATTGTTTAGTTTGTCTAATTTTGAATTTATAGCTGTGTAATTTTTAAGCGATTCCGCTTTTAACGCTCTCAGTTCATCTAACCTTTTATCTGACCTGCTGGAGTTCATTTCATTCCTAATCCCTCTGTCTATCAAGTCCATCTTAATGCGATGATTCCGCAAAGATGCAATGTAAACACCATACCGCCACCCTCTCTCTAAGAAAGGCTCTATTTCTTTGGATTCTAGTTCTGTACAGAAACCCTCCATCAACTGCACTTGCTTAGTTATATCGTCTCTCACTATTTTAATACCCATAAGAGTACGTGAGGTATAGCCAACACCATTAAGGACTGCAGCGTAGTTGTCTGCATTCGCCTGGTCGAACACTTCCTCTAAAGTGTACATAGGTGCTTTGCTAGCTTGGTGTAGTCCCTGTCCCCTGACATTTTGTTTCTCATAGACTCTATGCCATATATAATAGACGAGTGCCCTATCTTGTACCCTGAGTCGTGCATACACTTCTGAATGGCGAATATATTAAAGTCGCTGTTGTAGCATACGAAGTATAGCATATGTCTTGCATCAACCACTGATGGCTTTTTATCCTTGACAAACATCTTATGCTCCTCAATTTTAAACCCGTCAGCTATAACCGAGGAGTAATTCTTAAATCTTTGTTCTTTCATTTGTTCTTTTTATATGTGTAATTTATTGTAATTGTTTCTCGCTCTATCTGATTTAGTATGACTTTCATTCTGTCAATGCTGCCAGTCAAGTTCCAAACAGGTCCAAGTTTATTTAATTCATCTCTAAGTTCTTGTATGTACCTTGTTGTATTCATAATGTTTGTTTGTAATTAAAATAATTTATATTCATTTTCTTTAATTCTTTGTTCTGCAATGTCAAAATACTTATCATCCTG